TGCCACACACCGAGGAGATAGAATCATAGGTTGCTTGGGTTGAGTTAAGTTCAGTGACATCTACAATAGTATCACTTCTCTCGTCTTTAGCAGTCTCTCCCACTACTTCATCTTCGACAGCATTGGCTTCCCAATAGTCACTCATGTCCTCTTTAGTTGGCAACTCATACTCCAGATCACCTGCATCTCTTTCATTGAGGATCTCCATTGCAGCGATCCTGTCATGAATGAACCTAGGCTCACTGTGAGTATACACTTCTCTGAGATAGCTCCCAAGACTGGCCGCGAGAACTTTTTCTTGCGGGACATCATTTTTGTGTCGAACATAGTACAACAACTTGTTGAAACTAGCTGGATCCAAAGGACCAACTATTCTATCTTTGTCCCACCATGCATGCACAAACGGACGCTTCAGAAATTCCGCTTCTCCCTCTAATGCAACGTAAGCCTTAGTAGGCTGCTGTTTGAATGCATCAGTATAAGAAACTCCAATAGCCTTCATGCTTGCGTACATCGTCTTCTGATTAAATTTAGTACTTTCGCTTTTCACGGATGCGATACAATCGTCCCCGTAAAAGTAGGCTCGTACCTGATTTACAAAGGACGGCGCTGACAATCCCATTGCTGTGTAGTAGCCATATCTATGGAAGTAAGCATTAGCGTTGCAGTTAATGTCAACGGTCAGCTTGTTTCCTGATGGATTGAGTGAGTTACAGAAAATGAGAACTCCGTTATACTCAACTAATGGATACATGATCTCGGTGAAAATTCCTCGAATTACCTGTAGGTTTTGTTCGGAATGATGACCTGAGACCTTAGCAGCTTTCAAGTAAAATTCCGCGAACACCTGAGTCACCTGAGGAGAATACGACATGTCGAACCTGGAAAAATCTCCATTCATGATTCTAGAGTCTGAAAACTCAGCAAGTGAATCTCTCAGATTCTGCCACTCTCGTGATGAACAATTGATACCATGAGGGTAGTGGGACTTGAAGCCGCAACTGTACAGAGCTCTAGAAATACCAGACAAATACATAGAACAGACTAAACCAAAAGCAAATTCTTCCACATAGTAGGGTCTCACCTTCATGTTAGGTGCACCATCCTTCAATTGCAGTGTTGGCTCATCTTTCGTCTTCATGCGAACGATAACGTTGATTCTTTTGCCTTCTGCAAGCCTGCGAACGTATGACTTTACCAAGCGTTGGATCTGTTCATATGGTTCACGCTCCAGGCTGTACGGCTTGCCATCTACGTACTCGAACTCAATAAAGTTCTCTTTCGCCTTGTTTAACGGGAATCCAGCAGAAGATTTGACGTTGACCGCTTTGAAATGTGATATTCCATCTACTCCTGAACAAGCAGTAAGAAGGTCCACGGGGTGTCCAAATTCCTTCAGCGCACTCCCTGCAGCTTCCAACCACTGATCATAATAATCTCGCAGATCAGCTACAACCTTTCCGTGTACTTCTGGAGACACTGGTGCTGGTACTGATAGAATCTTTGCAAGGTTCACATTAAACGTAGAATAATCACGCATCCCTTGGGCAGGGCCATATGTATCGTCAAGTCCAAAAGCTTCCATCATCTTATCGGCTTCAGGAAAGCGACGAACATGAGATTTCATTCTGTACCCGCCCTGGTTGTGAGCTCCGACAAAAATGCCACTATGAGCATAAGTTATACCATTGATCGCGTGCTTCTCATGTACGGCATCCACTATGGCAACTTCTGTTCCAAGGCATTCATTCATCTCATCCAGAGTGTTCGTT